GTTTTCAGGTTGTCCGTTTTTTACATTCGCCTTTTCAATCTGAATTTTGCCTCGTCTAAATGTCGTTAAATCAATTTCTATTAACGCAGAACGTCTTATATTATGGTCAATAGTAGAATCTACGTCTGACTGGTAAAAGTGTTGAAATATCGCATTATTTACAGTAGACGCTGGAACAGTAAACGATTGCGAAAAGTCAGTGAATACTTTTGAAATATCGTTAATGTTTTGAACGCTCGAAGTAACGTTTATTTGTTCATCTTCAAATAGTTCTATCTTTTTACCTTCTATATATACTTGAACTTGTCTCATATTACGTTGTTAAGGTCGTTGTAAGCGTATTCAAACTCTAATTGATAATTAATCATTTTAGTATTTATAGACTTGAATAATTCAGTTGACTTAGTGTTAAGTTTTACTGGTAAACTATTTATTAATATTCTTTCGCTTAACATTAGTTGTTTAAGTAAGTCTTTGTAAGATTCGTCTACCCAGTCAGTATTTACTTTAATTGATTTTTTAGCTGAAGTATTAAATACTTTTCTTTGACCTTCTAAAGTGTTGTAATTAGGAAAAGTGCTTTGCATTAAATTATATTCCGTGTTTTCAAAAGAATACGTTTCATTACTTGCCGCAAAAAACCATGTTCTTTGCCAACAACCATATTTATTTACGAAGTCACAAACTAACGGTGTGTACTTACAATTCAAGTAAGGTTTAAAATAACCAGTCCATAAAACAACGTTTGAAGTATCTAATATTTCAAGTTTGTTTCCAGCGTTTACATAATTTGAATAAACACGAAGTACATCCGTTAATTGATTGTTATTTAGTGTTTGAGTAAATGTAGCAGCCGTTACTAAATTAGTATATTTAGCTTTATATGAAGTTCCACTTTGAACCATTATAAAACCACCGAAGTAATTTGAATTAGTACCGTAATTTATCGTGGTGTCTAAAGCATATAAAAACGTTCCTTGGTCGTGTAATATGTCGTAAGTTAAACTTGGGTTATATCCTTCTTCGTAATATCCGAAGCCGTCAAATGCTTTTAATGTAATATCACTACCTACTTGATAATAAACACCACCGCTTAGTCTAAACTTTTGAATCTTTACGTTACACCATTGTGTTGTTTGACTTGCTGAAAAAGTATTGTACGGTGTTTGTCTTGTATTCCAGCTTATATATTCACGAATGTAAGGACTTAAATTATAATACGTGTTTACGTTGTTTGAAGCGGGTATTAATTTACTCAAAGTGTAAGTAGGGTCTGCTGGTGCAGAACCAGTACCATTCCAAATATAAATTAAAACTTTAGAACCGTCTTGTCCAGCTTCAGCGATTTGTACTATATATGGTGAACGTGCAAAAATACTCATTTTATATTCTTTAAATTTTCGTTTAAAATCTCGTTTAATAGTTGTTCGGCATCTAATCCGTACTTATCTATTAACGTGTCAGGTAAAGTTTTGTATGCTTCTTCAAATGGTTTAGTAAAAAATAGACTTGGTTTAATTCCAGTCATGTAAATACTTCGAGCTATTATAAAGCGCAATCCTTTTCTGCTTTGAAATTGTCCTTTAACATTTCGTGGTGCTATTCCTTTACGAACCATCCAACTATCTAAGCTCCGTGTTAATCCGCCTTTTGGTCCCGTACCGCTTCCGAATTTGTACGGTGAATTAGGAGCGTTTTGTTTACCGTAGTTTTTAGAACTTGAAGGTAACCCAGTTGGATTTGCACCCTTAACCCCTTTGTCCTGAAAGTTCCCGTAAGTCTCCATCTCGAAATAAATACCAATTGAATTCGGCATTTCCTTTACTTCGCCTTTAATAGAGTTAGATAATTTACCGCTGGTATCTTTTCCCAACCTTTGTAAATTGGCTTTCGCTTCAGCTACTACCAAATCACGAAACTTTTCTAAGGCTTTTAATCTTTCACTCATTAACAAACAGTCATTTCGTTAGGAACTAAAATATCGAAAGTCATAGTCCAACCAGCTAAATAATTCTCGAACCTTTCTGCGAATGCTTCTAAGGTTGGGTTGCCATCCACTTGAAACGCATCCGTAAATAAGTCGCCACGTCGAAGCTCTTCGTACAACCTATTCAATACTGAAAGCATAGTGTTAAGTACATATATTTCATTATCATTGCCGTCGAATATATTTGTATCTTCGTCTTTTGATTTGTTTACAATATCCATTGCCATTAAACTCACGTTAAAACGAATTACATTACTTTCAAAAGTTGCGTTATTTACTATAATATGAACTAAAGGAAATATTGTTTGCTTTGCCAAATCGACTGCAAAAATGTCGCCTTGTGTTACCGTGTTTACAAATGGATCGTTTTCTAAGTTTGTTTTTAACGTATCTAATACCGTGTAATAATTAGCCATGTCGTTGTATTTTTTTTAATTCTCGTTCTTCTATTTCTCTTTTTTGTCTTTCGTAAGTAAGGTAGGTAAGACATTTTCTAAGTCCCAACTTGGTAACGTCATTAAATTTTGTAAGGTCGCCTTGAGCGATTGCATAGATTGAATTGTACCATCCCCACTTTTTATTAAATTGCGTTCTTTCGCTAAAGTCGTTAGCTTCTTGTTCGTCTTTATCTCCGTCTCCAAACAAGTAAGCGTATGTTGTACTAAGTCGTTTCCTAAATTCCAAAAAAAAACCGTTGCACCCATCACAACGTCTAAAGGTGCAAATTTCATCATATCGCTGAATTCGTCAGAACCCCTATACTCAAATATTTCGTACCTTTCTTTTATTCGTTTTGTAATAGGTCTGTACATTACAGCCATTGCTTTATGGAATGTTTGAACGTTTGTAATATTACTTTCTAAATCAATGTACTCCCCAAAAGTCATATCTTCCAGATTAGGAATAAAACCGAACTCCATATCCTTTATTTTAAACGTAGCTTGAAATTTAGGCTTCGCTTTGAATATTTCGTTTAAATGTACGGTCAAGTTTTTAACGTCGTTCCATTTTACTTTTACAACGTCTTTCATTTTTAAACCGCAAAATATTTCGATAGTCTTTTGACCTATAAATTCTTCGTCGTTTGACTTTTCAACTACCTTCATAAATTCTTGGTAGCTCTTTAAAGGTATTTCACTTAATGAAGTAGGTATTACAATTTCTGTTTTCATTCTATATATTAACTTTTAATTCGTGTTTTTGTAGTTTGTAAAGATAATTCACACTATTTACATACTTGAACAGGTGCGAAATATTATTTATTTACCAAATATGATATTTACCGTAGTTAGAATTCATACCTAACGTTTCCATTTCATGATAGCGCAGCGCGTCAATACCATGATTATTTGTGTCAATCGGTTTGTTTAAGCGTGTGCCTTGTTTATCAGTGTCCCAACAGTAGGCTCGAAGTTCTTTAATTAGGTTTGTGCTATTTGAAGTAACTAAATATTCATTACGTTGCATAACATCAATACCGTAGTTTATTGAATCCTTGCCCTTTGTAACGCCTTTAATTGTTATTCCGTAGCGTTTTATTTCTTCAATGCTTTTCGGTTCGCTCGAATCAGCGTATACGGGTACGTGTTTCGGTAGTGCGTTTGCAATATCGCTATTCAGCATTCCCGTTTGATACTTAAGTTCGTTTATTATTCGTTGCCCGTTGTAATTGTATATTTCTATAATTGCAGTTGGATCATTTGTATATCCGAAGTCTAATCCAATACCTATTAAATTCGCTTCTTTCGGTAGTATGTCAATAGTTTTCCAGTTACTAAATATAACGCCCTCTAACATTCCTATTTCGCCTAATCCGTATACACGCCACCAATTACTCCAGTATGCGCTTGTTTCAGCTTTTAAACGGTTCTTTTCTATTTGTTGTACAATACTATTGTCCAAGGCTTCGTTATCCTTATACGTGAGAATTAAGAAGTCGCTGTCTTGTTCGTCTTTTAGTTCGGTATGTACCCAGAATTCGCTGGTAGGATTAAAATCTAAGTAAACAAATTTCTTTGTTCTAATATTAAGCTGCTGGAAACTTTCAAAGTTTACGTTGTTACATTCGTTTATAAATAGAATATCACGCCTTGCACCCCTCAATTTGTCGGGTTGGTCTGCGCTAAAAAATTCAATATAACTACCTTTATTAAATCGGTATGTAAGACTTGATTGGTTAAAATTACCTTCGTTGAAATTACCTATCCATCGCATTATTTTTATAAAATCTTTTAATGCTCCTCTTTTAATATGTGGTATTGATTCAGATACTACTGAAATTTCGCTGTTCGGATTGTCAATAGCGTATTGAATTAAAAAAGAAAGTATTGTAAACGTTTTTGAACTTGACGTGCCTCCCTGAATAATTCTAATTCTTTTTTTTAATTGTGCTATTTTTTTCTGCGCTGTTGTTTTAGTCAACATCTATATTAAGTTTATTAAATATAGGCTTTTCAGCTTCTTCTGTTACATTATGATTCATTGCCAGTTTTCGTAATTCTTCAGGCGAAGCAATCAATTTCATTAACGCCATTTGTAAAGCTGGTGCGTTTGACTTATACCATTTTGAACGCATTGAAACTTTTAACTCAGTTCTGTTTTGGTTTAATAATTCTTTTAGCTCCTCCGATTTTTCCATTTCCCAAGCGTAAAATGTACTTGAAGAAATAGGAAGGTAGGCTATAATATCATCAAAAAAAAACAATCGGTGTTTAACAATCATTTCTTTTGCTTGTTCGTATATCTTTTTTTTATCGTATGCCATTGTACGTTGTTTATTCGTTGTTTATTTTAATTCAACTCCGTTCTTCTTAATAACTAAACTCGGGTCAAGTTTTTTCATACGGTCAATTATTACTTGGCAATACTTCGGGTCTAATTCCATTCCGTAACACTTGCGTTTAAGTTGGTGGGATGCTACCATTGTTGAACCTGAACCTAAATAAGCATCTAAAACTATTTTAATTTCTTTCTTAGAATGTCTATCAGCATATTCAAAACACCAATTCATTATCTCAATAGGTTTTTGAGTAGGGTGGTTTTTTTCTTCTCGGTTTGCTTTTGCTCTTGCGTATTCTTTTATCCTTAATGCATTATTAAAAGAAGTCCATGCCATTTCTCCATCCGCTAAACTAAATCCTCTTTGCCCTTTATCCCAAATAAGCCATCCCATTGTTGGTTGTAAATCATCCGTAAAATAATTTCCACCCCATATTATTTGATTGTCAGTTATTTGACAAAGGTATTGTAATACTCCGCTTTCTGGTTTTGATTTATCCCATTCGGTTTTTTCTCTTAAAGTCCATCCATGTCCTTCAAAATGTTGTCTATCTGCATTTATACCATAAGGTGGGTCAGTTAATAACAACTCAGGTTTATTACCATTTAACAATTTTTCTATTAAATCACTATCCGTACTATCCCCACAAAGCAATCTATGTTCTCCTATTTCAAATAAATCTCCTATTACTATGTCTGTGTTTATCTCGTTAGGTATTTCGTAGTTATCTTCTTCAGCTTCGAGTTGTTCTTGAACACTTAAATCAACTGGCAAATCTAACCCCCAATCGTCTAACTTTTCAGCATCCCATTCATTTGCTAACTGATCCCAATCCCATTCACCAAAACCTACGTTGTCTTTTATTAAGAATTCGTTTTTCTGTTCCTCCGTCCATTCGTCTGCAACTATAATAGGTATTTCTTTTAATCCTATCTCTTTACAGGCTTTTAAACGCATATTACCACCTAATACAACGTATTTATTATCTACGTCAGTAAAAACCACTAACGGGCGTTTATTTAGCATATCAGGAAATTCTTGAATAGACTTAACTAACTTATGGAATTTTCCGTCTTTTATTATTCTTGGGTTCTTCGGGTTGGGTTTAACCTCGCTTATCTTTACTAACTTCATTTAATTTTTCTTCATAAGTTGTTGAACATACCGCTAAACGTTGGTCTATATCTTCATATTCAAAAGTCATTGTATCGTCAATCATGCACCTTTGAACGAAGTCTTTTTTGCTTTCGTCTTTTCGTGGTTTAGGAATTGGCATCTTCGTACGTGTTAAATAATATTTCTAATTTATTCATTACATCACGTAGACACGAACCACAAGAAGTTGGTTGCATATTTACTTTAAATACTCTATTATAAATTCTTAATAGTTCCTTTTGTTCAGTAGGCTTCATTGAATAACGTGTTTCAGAATACCATTCTTTTAAATATTCGTATTCGTCTTTTAGTAAACATTCAGGTTTACGGTACGGAAATAACTCGTTTAACTTTGCTTTGCGTTCGTCACATCCGCAGTCTTCACCTAATAACCATTTAGCAACCTTTGATACTCCAGTAGCTTCTAAAACTTTTTCTACTGTGTCTCCTAATCCTTCGCTTTTAGCCGCTAATATTTCGGCTTTTGTTCGTCTTTTTCTTGTCATGTTTTTATTTTATTAGTTCGTAATCCTGATTAATTAAATCTTCGTAATCTTCTTTTACATTATCTTTTAAACGTTCCTTGCAAGTCTTAATTGTTTTCCATACGCTTTTAAAACTTATTCCAGTAACGCCTTCAATTTGTCGAGTACTCATTCCTGAAGTTCTGTAAAGGTCAAATAACAGTTGATCGTACCAGTGCCATTGTTTAACCTCTTGGTTTATCTTTATTTCTAATCGTTTCTTTGCTTCTAATATTTCAGGCTTGTATTCGTCTTTTAGTTGCATAGCTTCAGTTAAATTTACCTTTACTATCCTGGACTTACTTTTTTTATAATCAAAAGTCATGTTCCGTAATACAGTCCAAACAAAGTTCTTATTCAATTTACCGTTTATGTAGAACCGTTCGACTTTATCCAGCTTTGCCATCTTCAAATACATTTCTTGAACTATATCTTCGCAATAATAATCTTCGCCAAAAGTTGAAACTATCTTTACCCATTCGTTATGGTGCTTACTTAGTTCTATTAAAAATATATTACTCACCAAATAGAAATAGAATATTCAATAACTAAAAAACTTAATAAACCTATTGTAACACGAAACATTGATTCCAATATTAATTCGTCTTTATATACCCATCGTTCAAATTTATGCGCACTTTTCCAATATATCAAAACAAGAAAAACCCTATCTAAAATAAATAGGGTTATCAAAAACGGTAGTATTAGAATGTATCTCACATAACAAAGTTATACTATTTTTTTTAAATATTTGAAAAACGTCTTTCTTCAAATGTAATTTCTTGGTTAAAATCAAATTCGTCTTGCATTAATTCGTACTTGTCAAACTCAAAAGAATACGGGTCGTCTGTAATAACGCTTTCAATATATTCACAAATTAATTTTGTGTTTCTGTTATTCAATTTTAAATTTTTAAACTTATTTCTTTGCTCGTTATCTGTTTCCCATTCAAATGAACTGATTTGAACGTCTACGCTATCGAATTCATTATCTCTATTTACATTGAAATCAAAATCAAATGTAAATAACATTTTTCCGAATTTACCGCATTCAATATCAAAATATCCTAATCCGTCCCAAACTTCTAATCCTGTAATTTTTGTGTTTTTAAGTGCTTTCATATTCTTTGTGTTTAATTATTTTAACCTTCCAAATTTACTTAATTCTATACCATTATTTGTACAGTGTAAAAAAAACAATTTATCCAACCTTTGCAATAATTCATTATTTGCTTTATCAAATCCACCTGTTCGTGTTTTTGCTTGTAACATAGCGCGTAAATCATCTCTTTGCATTTCAAGTAATTTAGCTTGTTTAAATTCTTCAGTTTGTGTTTTCATAGTGCTTTGCTTTAATTATTTCTTCAAAATTAATATAACTTTTTAAATAAACAATACTTTTAGAAAAAAAAATTACATTCCTTTTTCATTTAGGTATTTAGCTAAACGCTGGATCGTTTTACTTGTTAAAGACTTGCCATTTAAAAACGTGTGAATATTACTTTGGTGCAATTTAGCATCTAAACAAAAAGCATTCAACGTTAGTCCGTGTTTTTGTAGGTACTCCCGTAACATTTTACGAGTTAACTCGTCACTATTTGCTATTATTTTACTTGCTTTCATTTAGAAATCGTTTAAGAAGTCCGAAATATCGTTTTTAGGTTGCGTTTCAGGCTGTTTAACAGCGTTTTGATTATCCCTTGGTAATTGTGCTTGTAAACCTATATAAGCCCCGTTGTCGCCTTGTTTTTTCCAACCAGCTAATTCGTACTTAATTCCGTTAATTGTTATACTACCTTTAAAATCAGGGTGTGAATCTTGTTTTTTAAATTTGTTGGTAGATAGACTACCGTAGTTTTTTTGTTCCATTTTACTTTTTATTTATTTTTATTTTTAACATTTTAACTATTAAAGAATCTCCATTCACCGTACCGCCTTCATCTGTTACCGTTAATAAGGCTTTTACTAATTGGTTTAATTCTTTTAGTTCTTTTTTTAATTCTTGTATTTCTTGGTTAACTTCGGGGTTCATAACATTAATCTTTAAATTTTTCGCACTCGTATTCGCTTATTGTTTCATTTAATAGTTGAATTTGAGCCTTTGCACTTGTTAATTGATTTTCTAAAACTTGAATTTTACTTTCTAAAGATTCGTATTTTAATTTATATTCAATCATTTTAGCCTTTGATTCTCCGTATTTATCAATAATGCTTTCAAAAAATTCTGCTAAATCTATCATATTAATTCTATTATTTGATTATAATATTCGTTACATTCTTCTATTCGTGTTTTAATAGCTTCGATTACTTCATCGTCACGCTTTACTACGTGCGTTTTAACACGCCTTTCCTTAGGTATGTGCATGAAAGTGTGTTTATCTTCTACAAACTCTCTTATATCGTCGCTTTCTCCTATTACATTTTGTTTCCAGTGTTCCCTTCTAACTTCATCGTCAACAATTTGTTTAGGCGTATCAATCAAACAATAACACAATAAAGCCTCTTGTTTGTCCGTTAGCCACATATAGCCCTGAAGCTGGTAGTAATAATCTTTGTTATTTAGTTCGTTTTCTATTACCTTGTCAAAAAACGTAAACGCATCCCAAGAACTTTTAACATCTATTAGTACATCCGTGTTTACATCAGGCTTTCCTGTCACCCAGTCATTAGAAAATTGTTCTTCATTCTTGTAAATAAAGCCTACGTCTAAAACACTTTCAGTTAATTTAATCGCTTCGGGTTCTACTTCGTTTCCTTTGTCCGTGTATCTACTCCAAAACTCTTTGTGTATTCCGTATTTTTCTTGTATTGCTAATTCTAAAATATAGCTTTTAGTAGTTTGAGAAAGGCGTTCCCCCTTTGTACGGGGGTTACTCATTATACGCCCTATTTGTGAACATCTTACTTTCATACCTTTCCAAGTATTTCTATTTGCTCATCAGTTAAATCAAAGTTCAACGGTATATCAGCTAATTCATAACTACCAGCTTTAACAGCTGCAATAGCTTTCATAAGTCTATCATTGTCAATTTTAGGCTTTTTCTTTGTTTTAACTTGTTCACCTGAAGCATCCGTATCTTTGTCAGTTACTAATCCAAGAATTGAGCTCAAACAGTATCTACGAAAATACGTAACACCCGAACCAAAACTTTGAAAATCATTCATGCCTTTTAGTTGTACGTAAGGTATCAATGTTTCAGAATCTATCATTTCTCCACTTTCAATATGAAATAAAACAGTTTTAAGATAGTTCAATCCGTCTTTTGAATTGATTAGTTGCGTAAACCCTAATCCGTGTTTTTGTAGTAACGGGTTTATTTCTTCAAAGATTTTAGGTAAATCGGCATAAGAATATCCGTAACCTTGTGTTGCTTTGTGAATTACTTTCACTTCTTGCTGGAACGCTGCCAGACTTTTAAATAAATGTTTCATAATAACTTTGTTTAATTTTCTACAAATATAATATTAATTTTTAATATAATAATGGTTTTAAAAAAAACTACAAAAATTTCTTTAAACCTTGTGCGCAGCGTTCTATTGAATTTGCGCGTTCCTGAAGGCTTGTTATTTGTTCAAGTATAGTTTGCTTACAATCGCTTGTGAAATACCCGTGTGAAGTAGCTATTAACGGTAATAATCCATTTGAACGAATGTAGTTTACTAACTTTCTTAAACGTGGTTGCGTTAGCCTTATTTTATATTCGTTTTCTTGTAGAAATACATTCATTCGAGATACGATCAACTCTGCCTTTATTGGGTTCGACTTTTTGTAGTGTCTAAAACCGTGCATCACCAAAGGTAAAATTTGCATTTCTTCAGCTGTTAATTCGCTGGTGTGTTCTTCAAAGTTCGTTATGCTCATATTGTTTAATTTTTAATTTATACTTGTTAATTATTTGCTTTAATTCGTCTATTGTGAACTTCCGTGTTTTATTAGCTTCCAGCTCTAAAAGTGTTAATTGTTCAATTCCTATCTTGTTAATTAATCTACTTCTATATTCGATTAAATTACCGCTTAAATACTGGTTACACGTAATGCAACTGCTGTGGACGTTAAATTCATTAAAACGAACATTCCAATGGTTGTTTGCATTGAAGTAATGCGAAGCGTTTACACGTCCGTTAATTGGCTTATCGCAGCTTATACAAGGTAATCCTTTATCTCGTAGGTTTATCCACTTGTTAAATACTTGCTGTGCCAATTTTATGTAATCGGACAAGGTCATTAAGTCTAATTTTAACTTCGCTTTTTTCTTTTGCCAGTTCTTTTGTTTTACTTCGTTTATCCATTCAGTTACACAATTAGGGTCAAAGCAATTTTTTTGTAGCGTTGTAATTGGTTGGAATTGTTTTTTACAATAACGACATTTTTTCATGTTCTATTAATTTTTTATTATAAGCTAATTCAGCTTCATCTACATTAAAATATGATCCCAAATATATATTTTTTCCATTTTCATAAAACCTTACATGATATTTTCCTTTATAATACGAACAACCTAATGGAGTATCTTTTTTTTTACTCTTATTTAAATTCATCCTTTGAGTTATTATTTGTAAATTATTTAAATTATTATTTAATTTATTATTATCAATGTGATCAATTACTGATACATATTTATTTGGTTTATGATTTAAAAATGCAATAGCCATCAATTTATGAACTCTAAATATTTTTTTCTGACCATTATTTAAACCAACATTTCGATAGCCTGTTGAATCAATACTTTGTTTTAAATACTTTTGAGTTTTTATTGAAAATATATTTGAATAATTATCAATTTTATATAACCCCTCATAACCGGGTATGTCTTTACAAATTTTCTTTGTCATAAAATAAAAAAGCCTTAATGCTTTCGAGGTTACGGACTCTACTCACATTAAGGACTTATATAATTTTTTACTTGTAGCCGTAACTCTACAATGCAAATATACAAATTAATACTTACATTTTCGTGTTTTCATAGGTAATCAAATATTGAAGTTTGTTTAACATCCGTTTTTCTATAAATATTTAAAGCTGTTTCAAGTATTGTTTTCCCGGCTTCATAGTCTACCAGGTTGCGCGCCATTTTTATTACAGACTGTTCCCCTTCATATTTTGTAAAGTCGTAATTATGAAATTCACATAAACCTTTTAATTCTTGTTTCGCTTGACTTATTGCAAATCTTCTATCGTTTAAATCAGTTGGTAAATTAAAGTTTGTCCAATATAAGTGACGCCCTCTTTTTTGTGCGTGTATTAAAGGCTCGTAGTACGGTATTACATTTTCAACTACAAATTTACCGTGTTTAAAATAATGCTGCAAAAACAATATTTCTTCATATAATTTCATATCCGGGTAAACGGGTTCGGTTGTTGTGTCGTAATTTGAACTTTTCCAATATCTGGCCCGTGAATGAGTAGGGCAAGGCGGTGAACTCCAAATAAAATCGAACTCTTTATAATTGTCTAATAAATATTGGTGCGCATCAGCTACTATTACCGTGTCATTAGGAAAACGTTCTTTGTATAAACGTGCTGCTTCCGGGTCTAATTCAACCGCAGTTACTTCAATATCTTCGCTTACTTCGTTCCATTTGTAACGGTTACCGCCTAAACAAGCGTATAAATTAAGTATCTTCATATTTCACCGCTTAACAAAGTTTTTAAATGACTATTCAAGCTCGTAATTTCTTGTTTTAATTTCATATTTTCTAATTCTATTTGGTATATTCTTGAATTATTTGCCCGTAACATTAAATCACAATGATTAAAATAAAGAATCGTTTCAGATACCTCGTTTAAACTTTCTTCCATTGGTTTAATTATGTCCTCTCGTTCTGGGTGTTTTTCTTTTATTTCATCCAGTGAGTTTTTTAATCTCCAGTAAAGTACATTCATTCCCGCTTTACGTTTTATCATTTCTAAGCTCATAGGTTAATTTTTTTTTTGTTTTTCTATTCCTAATTTTAGACATTTTTTAGACATTCTTTAGACATTTATTCATGTAATCGACACTTAAATTATCCCGTTTTATCCCGCCTAAATTTTTTGACCTGATAAATTTATTAAAAAGGTGCTTCATTATCATTCATTTTTTCGCTAAAACTTTTTAGTTCAATTCCTAAATCTAATTTTGGCGTTTGTGTTGGAAAACTATTTGAAATTTCTTTAGGCTCTTGTTTTGGATCTCGTCTTGCATAAATTTTATTACCTGCAAAATCTTTAATGTAATATTGATATTTTTCTACGTCTAAAAACATTTTGTAAGTTCCGTTTTTCGATACCCCTTTTGGTTTACTCTTAGCTACTTTTAAATGTACTTCGTTTTCAGTTGCAAATGTACCATCATTTAATAATAAACCCGCCGGAGGTCGCCAAGGAATTAATACCGTTAATCCTTTTCTAAACCATACTTGACCTCCTGCAAAATCTCTCGCACTTGGAATTGGAAAATAACTTATTTCGTGACCTTCAAATGTTTTACCGTGGACCATTGGTTGATCGCGAACATGATTAATAATACAATTGTGTCGATTTGTTTTTCTTGCATTCTTTCGTGCCAGACCTAAAATTCGACTTAAATATTTGTCCTCACGTCCTAAATCTGAATGTTCAAATTTTTCTGTTAATTCGTTCCAAGGATCTATTGTCGTTGTATGTATTTCAATTTCTTCTTTGCGTGAAATTTCATCGACTAACTCGTAAAATTTTTCAAGCGTTAAATCCTCTTCAATAGGATCGATTACAATAAAATGATCGTTAACAAACATTTCTGCGGTTATTTGTTCGCCTTGTGTCATTGAATTTTCGCCTATTGTGTAAGGTTTACCGATATATTTGTAGCATAATTCGGCGTATACTTCGGCTGCATTTCCTGTTTCTGGTGAAAATATTACGTGCCTCCAACCATGTAAACAACTTAAATTAATAAGAAATTCGAACCATATTTCAGTTTTTCCACTTGCAGGAGCGGCACCTATGTAAGTCGTACACCCTTCTTTTACCGTGTATGGTAACTGATCAAACGTCCAACCTATTGATTTTCCACGTACATTTTTTAAAGTACGTATATCGTTTAATTCGGTTTGTAAATCTTTTAATCTCTTGTACATAATTAATCGTGTATTATTCTCGGTTGTTGAATTTCAATTTTTGAAATATACGGTAAAGTATTGTTTAATTTACTTTTCCAGTTTTTAATTGGTTTATCCTTTCCGTCCTTCCATTCGTTTACAATCCAACTATCATATTTTAATTTTAAATCCTGTTTGTTTATGTTTGGAACTTGTTTAATTGCATAACTCAAAAATTCAGAATACTCAGGTATTTGTTTATTGTTTATTGTTTCTTGTTTATCTATACTATCAATGCTTTGACCTTGCTTTGTACCATGCTTTTGCAGTGCTTTGTCTAATGCTTTTGTATCTGCTTTGGTAAAATTTACAATAGCAATTATATTACTTGAGTATTGATTAGTAGATTTTTCTATTAATTTAATAAAATCAAATTCTATTAATTCATTTAAACCTTGGGAATATGTTCTCCAGTTTTTAACTCCAATAGCTTCCATTACCATTTGAGAAGGTAAACCAAATTTTTCCTTCCAACCTAACCTATTACAATGTTCAATAGCAAAGAAATAAATAGCTGCATGAATTGGTTTAATTCTATCAGGATTTTCAAAAGCAAAATCCCAAAATTTTCTACTTAATTCATAACTATTCATATATATGTATTTAAATATTCAATAAGTTCTTTAATATCTTCTTGATCTAATCCAACCCCTATACTTTTGTTTCCATTAACTATTTCAAATAACATAGTAGAACCATCAGATACATATAATATATCATTTGATTCAGGAGATAACTTGCAAGTAAACTTTAAAACATTTTCTTCTTCTAATTTCATAATTTAATTTTTTAAGCATAAAAAAAGCCTCTGAAATCCTTGGGCTCTCACATCCAATTCATTCAAAGGCTTAATAACTTCTTTAGATCCGTATAGCGTGAGAGCGAATCGTGTACAAATATACAAATTATTTTTTATTCATAGCTATTTGTTAAATAATAATCCATAATTTTTATTACCATATTGTAATTTGAAAGCGTGTGTACTGTTACTTTGTAATTACCAAAATCAAATTGATTTAGCTTATCGTTTGAAACATTCCTCCAATGCGCTGCGCATCTTTTTAAGTTTACAATATCGCAATCGCTGTTTTGTTTAAAGTGATTTAATATAAACCATTTAATATTTTTATCTTTTTGACCTGACTTTATTAACGCTTCATTCACGCAATATATAAAAAAAGACGATCCTTCGTAATTTTCAAACTGTTTGTTTAATGCTTCAATATTCATAACTAATCAAATTCAAGGTTTATCCAATTTTTTAATAATTTTCTTTTCCAGTTTTGCATTACTCTGTTATTTCGTACCATTAAACGCGAGTAATGAAACCGAGTTAAATTAATCCTTTTTTTTCTCATAATAGTTTTTTATTAATCCGATTGCTATTAAAATTATTCCAGTAGTAAAAATTAGTAGTGCCATTTTTGCTTCTTCTGCCATATCAATTAAATTTTTGTGTGTAAATCAGGGCATCTAATGCAATACAAACCAGTTGTACTTTTTTCTTTTGTTTTGGTGTTAATGCTTTCATTTATTCTGATTTAAAGGTTTCGTTGTAGTATAAATCTCCATGTAAAAAATCTTTGCCACAATATTTTTCTGCTGCTTCAAAGGCTTGCATTATCTGCTCTTTCTCCATTGCTTTGGCTTGTTCAATGTCTGATTTATTAAACTTTCCTCGCTTATTAAATAATTGTTGCTCCAACCATTCTACTGCTGTTTTCATATATTACTTTTAATTACTAATTTTAATTCTCCGTTTATTTCTCGTTCGATACTTTCGTGGATTGAATCCGAGTATTTTTGAGTAAATTCTATTAAATGATATTTATCTTCTATTTCAACGCTTTTCTTTTCTCCGTGATATGATTCTACCCCCGAAGCAATTAAGTGCATTAAATCGTCTAAAATTAGCTTTAAATCGCTTTTTTCAGTCCACTCGAATGAAACATTAACTTGCTTAACGCGTTTTTTCTTTATTTGCCAGTTCATTTTGTGTAATTTAATATTGCGTCTAAATAATCTTGGTAAAGTTTTTCATTAAATGATCCTCCTTTGTCTTCAGGACAAATTTTATTTTGCCATTTACGTTTTAAATAAGTTAAATTAGGCTTGTTCGGAAAGTAAGTATTGACCGCTTGTTTGATTTTTGTTTTCATAGGGTTTAAATTAATGTGCGTTACCAAGTCGCACCCCTTGTTTTTTTTTTAATTATATAAAGCATCCAATTCTTGGTGTGATTCAGAAAGTTGTTTTGACCTTACATCTAAATTATACATATGTAATTCATACATTGCTTGATCTCCGATAGATTTATAGTAAATAGCTTGATCATAAGCATATAGCATTGCACCATGAAAACGGTCTATTTTTTCTGCACAAATCTCAATTGGTGTTCTACGTTCCCAAACACGAAAAGAAGAATAATCTAAAACACCACCGTTATTAAGATACTTTTTGTATCCTAATTTGTTAGCCGAAAAAGAAGAAGGTAAAACTGACATAAAAAAAAGATTAATGGTTAAACAAAAACAATGTTCGCTTACATTGTTAGACCAAAATTAATATAAAAATTTAATATAACAAACTTTTTAGTATTTTTTTTTAATATTTTTTTTTGAGCATAAAAAAACCCCTACCGAAATAGGGGTCAATCATAAATTAAACAAAGCATAGTATGAAATGCGTACAAATATAAAAAATTATTTTCCTACTTTGAAACGTCTTAGAATAAATTTCACTATTCTTTTAGCAATTGCCTTCCAAAGTGCGCCTTGGGCATCGACTTTCACCTCGACACCGTCGGGCGTCTTTTTAATATCTATATCAATGTTTTTAGAATCTAAATTAAATTCTTTGTTTATTTCGTCACGTACGATTTTAATATCTACGTTCTTCGTGTCAATGTCTACTTTCAAGTTTACTCCGTCTTTTTCTAAATCCATGTCGAAGTTATCTGTATCTATTTTAATCTTTTTCTTTGCCATTTTTAAAATTCGTTAATTAAACATATTGAAACATTTGTGTAATCCTTTGCCATTTTTACCATTCTTTCGTAGTCTGGATTGTTATTTAAAACTAAACAACCCTCTGACCAACCGCCAATTTTAGTAGCTACTTGTTGGCTGCCTTTATTGTAAGTTGCACCGTGAATATTCATGTAAATAATATCCGTTTTTATCTCTGTTGTAGGGTTTGTTTTACCGTCGTTTGTATAATCTCGTCTATACGGAACACCTTTACGTTGTCTAAGTGCCTCCATTTTACCTCTGTGAAGTCCGTATGAATAAGCATCGTAGTTCCAAAGGTCAGCCTCCATAACAGCAGTTCCTTTATTTCCTTTGTTTGTAGTACATGAAGTTACGAACTGAAATTTCTCACCTATCCAAATATAAACTTTATCGTCAAACTGATCGTTACCGTCTTCATTAGAACGAACAAATAATAACCATAAACCACTTGGAATACTTTTGTAGTTAGGCATGGATTTTACTCGTGCTAATAATTGATTATCTGTGTAGCTTTTAACGTTGCTCATAACTTAGTTTTAAGGTGCGTCGTAATGTAATACTTCTTGCTTTCTCTTTTTAGATTCGTAGCTTATAACGGCTGTGTCTTTTATTGGTGCAATTGGTTGCTGTTGGTCTTTTGTAACTGATTCTTTTTCTAAACAGTTATAAAGACGGACTTTTAAATCTTGCACCTCAAAGTGTGTATATCCTAACCATAATGCAAGTACACCGATTGCTCCGTGTTTTTTTACTAATTCTAAAATTTGATTTGTTAAAGGTATCATAGTTTAATTAATTTTCAAAAGGTGGGGGTGTTGGTTTTGGTTCGTATGGTATCAAGTCAAGGTCTTTTACCCAAAGATAATCAGGATTAACACACTGCTCCATTTCTTCTACTGATATAACCCAATTATCTTGAGCATCTTGAATAGGGTTGAAGTAGCTATCAGGTGCATATAATTGACCTACTATCTCATTCTTTTGTAGCTCTGTTAGTAAACCTACATAGGTCAACTTTTGTTCTGTTGTTAAATCTGTTAGTTTCATATATTAAACATTACGTGATAAAGTT